GTAAGGGTCGGGGCATCCAAAAGACCCCGAGGGGGTGGCCTCGGGGTGGGTCGGGGTTTCGGCTGGTTTTCGTCGCCGTGGTGGCGGTGGCGGGTCTGGTGGGGGTTCTGGGCCTCGAGCGGTGCGCTGGGTTTCTGCGCGTTTCACGGCGGCGTTTCGTGCTCTGTTGACTGCTGAGCGCGCGCTGTTTCCTTCCTGGGCTCCTTTCCTGCTGTTACAGCTGAGACAGGCCGGCTGAAGGTTCTCGAGGGAATGGTCGCCGCCGAGGTGAAGGCTGAGAATGTGATCGACTGTGCCGGCTGGCCGTTGGCCGCAGATCGCGCAGAGGGGTTTCGACGCGAGTATTAGTTTCCTGTTCTGGACGTACTGCTTCGCGGCGTATGGGTTCGCGCTCATCGTCTGATTCCGGCGTCGCAGGTACAGCGCTCGAGATCGTTCTCTTCGGCTGGTTTCCAGCCTGAGCCTGAGCAGGATCCACAGACGCGCGGCTTTCTGTTACTTACGTTTAGAGCCTGTTCTCTCACAGGGTTATTTAGTTCTGGTTCTTTCTTTACAGGCGCGAGCGCCGAAGTCGGATAATCAGCTTTCGGCTGTGGACAGTCTGTGGGGTCGTCTGTGGATATCTGGGGGACGTCATAGACGGTAGTAATGGTGGACCATTGTCCGAGCGCGTTCTGGTTTCTCTCGACGACCATATAGCCGGCGTCGATCAGCTCTCGCTTCGCGGCGTTCAGCGCCGCTTTCCCGTTTCCTCGAGTGTCAGGAGCCATAGCGGCCAACGCCTCGGAGCTCGTCGACCAGTAGTCAGGGAAGCTAAGGATCGTGAGCAGGACGCCGCGCGCGCGGTAGCTGAGCCGGCGGTCGCGGACGACGGCGTTCTGAACGATCAGGAAGCCGGCCGTCGGCCGTGGTGCGCGGACGATCATTTCTTCCGCCAGACGGTCCCGACGACGATCACAAGTGCGAACAGTCCCCAGGCGGCCAGAATGTCGTAGAGGATCCCGAGCCGGTCGGTCAGGGAACATTCGGCGAGCAGGTTCACAGGGTCGCCTCCTTCGGGTCACGCTGAAGCCGCTCCTCGATCTGCGGCCAGTCGGACGGATACCAGACGTAAACCTCGGCCGCTGATTCGGAGAGCACGATCAGCCAGTCTTTCTGATCTTTCGACAGTCGGCCGCCGATCGTCTTCAGCTCGACGAACAGGACGCCGCGCGTCGGGTGGGCGAGCACGAGATCGGGGAAGCCGGCGTGACCCTGGACGGGGGTCGCCCAGACGCCAGGTCGGATCTGAACGGTTCGCGTATGTTGGACGCGCCAGCCGCACAGCTTCGCGAACGTGACGACGGCCGCCTGGAAGTCTTTCTCTGATTCCTTTAGTCGGGGCATTAGAACGGAGGCTCCTCTTCTTCTGTTGGGGTCGGATTCATCAGCTGGTCGATCAGCTGGGACGCTTCGCGTTTCGTCTTCGGGACTGGGCCGGCGTACTTCAGCGCCGACAGCTTCCGAAGCTGAGGCTGAGAAGGTCCGTCGGCTGTGCTGGGAGCCTGAGCCGGCGCGGGACGCTCAGACGGGCTTCTAGGGGCCTCTGGTGCGCTTCCACGATCGGCGACCCTGACGCGAACCTCCTCCTGGGTCGCGATCGACTTCGCGATTCCGAGGCCTAGGAAGCCGAGAGCTCGGCCGAGCGCGCTCGTGCTCGCGTTCATCATTTCCGAGTCCCGCGTGTATGGGGTTCGCCCTGGGAAGGGTTCCCAGGCTGTCCCGAACGTCGGGAGCGGGTCGTCGGGCGTCCGCCAGACTGTCACAGTCACGGAAATGAACGTATGGCCGTCGACGACGACGATCTCCGGCTTCTCCTCCTGGATACGAAGCTCCGGCCACCTGTCGAGCGCTAGGCGAAGCCTGGTCGGGACGTCGACGTAATCGCCTAAATTCACCTGCGCCACGGCGTCGGCTCCTCCTCGTCGAGCTCCAGCAAGCGGACGAGCGTCTTCACGAGCGCGTCCTGCGCTTCGATTATGTCGATCAGCCGGCCGAGCGCTCGAGCTGTCGCCGGTTCGCGTATTTCGCGAAGTAGTTCGCGTTCGCGGTCCAGGTTCACGAAGCCACCTTCCCGCGGTTCTGAGCCTTGTAGGCGCGATTCTTCTCACGGGTCGCGGCGGCGTGAGCTTCTCGACAGCGTTCGCACGTCGGCCGGCCGGCTCGGCGTTCCTGTTCGTAGCCGGCTCTGGTTCCGTGCTGGATTATTCGGATCGGTTTCGGCAGATCCATTTCGGCGGCGAATCGTCGCCGTTCGCGTGGCGACATTCCTCCGAAGATTCCGTGCCAGGGCTCGGGGTGGGTTAGCGCGTCGGCGAGACATTCGTCGCGCACAGGACAGACGGCGCAGATCTTCTTAGCTGGGGCTGAAGATTCTCCAGGCTCGAGGAAGAAGAGGTGTCCGAGGCCTACGCAGGCGGCGCGTTCGATCCAGTCAGTCACAGGTCACGCTCCACGGCGTCCAGCCGCATTTACCGGCCGCTTCGCGTTCGGACCAGAGCCGGAACGCGAAAGCTAGATTCGCGCGCGGATCTTTCATATCCTCGAACGTCATCCCCAGCTGAGCCAGGTAGTCGCTGTGGATCTGGTTCACCTGGGCCAGGCCATGATCGGGGCCTGAGTCCGCCCACGGCTGACAGCGTGATTCTCGCCAGAGGATCGGGAGGAGCGTCGGGAGCTCCTCGGCTGGCCAGCCAACTTCCAGCGCTAACGGGACCCATTCGAGACACGGGAGAGCGGGGTCTAGGGCCGCGATCACGTCGGCCGCCGTAATGTCGGCCTGAAGTGCTTCGTGCGCAGATTCTGTGCTATTAGCGGCGACGCTCGTCGACGTGCTCGAGCTAGTCGCGATCGGGATCGTTACGACTGTCGGCGGCGGCGGTTCTGTGACGATCGCCGGCGACGTCTGCGGCGGTTTCTCGTCGTTCAGCGCCGCGTCGGCGAGGATCAGAACGGCGACGCTGTAACAGGCGAAGCCGGCCATAAATAGGCGTGATTTCATCAGAGGCTCTTCCAGACTGTTAGGCGCTGGCCGTGGCCGTGGTCGTCTGTGCGGCGGCTCTTGCGCGTTGTATCGGTGGCGCGAATGAGTCCGAGCCTGGCGGCCGCGTTCAGCGCCGCGCCGAGTCCCTTCGTCACGGGGAAGTCTTTCGGGAGCCGATCCCACACGTCGTCCGCGGTGAACGTCGGGAGGAATTTCGCACAGCCGCGGATCGCGTCGGCGACGAGCGTCTTCTGCTCGGGGCTCCACTTCTGCGCGGCGCGCGCTGATCCTTCCATTCCGCGCTCGAATGGGGTCACAGCCGGCGCGGGTTCGGGTTCACGGTTCCGGCGAATCGACGGGTGGCGCTCGAGCGCGGCGTCGATCTCCTGATCTGTCGGGAACAGCTCGAAGAGTCTCGGCTGTTCTTCTTCGAGGACAGTAAATAGCTCACTCATGGCGGACATATGTCCCTCCTATGTTTCGTCGGGGCTTTCGCCGGCCGGTGGCCGGTGCTGGAACCATACCGAATGGCTGGCGGAATGTCCAGAACCTATTCGGCGGGGATTTCGCCGACCAGTTTGTCGAAGACGCCCTGGACCCATTCGACAGAGTCGGCGGCGAAGGGGCAGATCTCGACGTGAATCCAGTCTGCCCACGGCTGGCCGCCGGCGGTAATTTGCCCTGGTTTCGCGTTTACCCAGGTTCCGCGGTCACAGCGCCAGACGCGGCCGCCGCCGAGCCCCTTCGGATAGCTGTAGTCGACGATCAGCTCGACGCCGAGCTCGTCGGCGTGTTTCACGAAGAAGTCGATCCACAGCTGAGCGTAGGTTCTGCTCGAGCCTGGGCGCGTCGCCGTCTTTCGGAATGAGAGATCCATCGCGCGGCCGGTCGCGTGAACGGAGAGCGTCGCCTTCCCTCGAGCGTTTCGGATCACGAAAGTCCCATTGTTCCAGAGCTTCCCGCCGGACAGGTACTGGACGCAGGCGGCGAAGTGTTCGGTCCCTGGGCGTTTCCGTTTCGCGATCCCATCCTTTAGGCCGGTGTACTGGCGTTTCATTTCTGCTTCTCCTTCGGTCCGATAATCGGAGAGCTGGGCGAGCCTGTTCTGGCCTGGACGCCGTTCCCGATACCGTAGAAGACGATCGCGGTCACGATCGGAAGGCCGGCGGCCTGGTCGATCTTTCCGACGGCGAGGAGCACAGTCACGCAGACGAGAGCGACGAGCAGGATTAGAGCTTTAGGCGGATTCACGATTCCCATAGTTAGAAGTCGATTTCCGCGGTGTAGTGCGTTTCATACTGGGCGAACGCGGCGGCGGCGACTACCGTGTTATAGACGACGAAACTAAACGGTGAAACGGCCGACGTAGCGCCTCCTCTGTTACCGAAGCCGAGCTCGAACCAGTTACCGGCCGCTCCGTTGGCTGTCGAGTAGATATTCACGATCGGGGGCCGGCGTTTCGGTACTCGAAAGCCGACGGTGACTAGAACTTTATTTGCTGTAGTTGTCGGCGCGATCGTGGTAACAGCTCCGACGGACGTGATAGCTCCTATCGCCGTCGCGTAGTCGTAGCTCTTCTCGAAGTAACGCTGGCAGAGCGCAAACTCGACGCCTGGCGGCCGGCGCTCAAATGGGGTCGCGTAGCTTCCGCGTTCCACCTGGACGCCCCATAAGTCGATCGTCGCATTTTGGATACCTAGCGAATTCGTTCGGGAATTAAACGTCGAGCCGGCGGACGTGAATATCCGAAGCGTTACGGCGGAACTGTTCACGTCGGTTCCGATCGTCTTTCCGCTAATGCTGGGGACGGTAAACGCGACCTGGTAGCGCGCCCAGCTGGAGGATATCTGGATCTTCGCGACGTATGTCTCGACGGCCGCGGACGGCGTTCCGCCGCTACCGAACGCCTGAACCCATTCGAGCGCTACGGATGGCGTCGCTGAGCCTGCTCGAGCCCAGAACGAGATAACTATTTGTGCGCCGGCGAACGTGCGAACGTCTTCGATCGACTGCTGAAGTAACGAAAAATCGCTGGCGGCTGACTGGCCGGACGTGACAAGTCGCGCGTAGGTCGCCGCCTCGTAGCCTGTCGCGGCCGGTGAGCCGACGGTGAACGCCTGCGAGCTGTAGGTCGTCGTTCCGCCGCTCTTCAGCATGGCCCAACGATCAAAGCCATAGGTTCCCGTGGTCGTCGTCGAGCTGAATACGCGCTGGTTCACGCTGAAGTCGCCATTTATGATCGCGTTTCTGAAGCCTCCCAGGCCGATCGTTCCGAGGAGCGAATCGAAGCCGGTCGCAATCGTTCCCATCGCAGACGCGCCGTCTTTCACTAGCGCAGTATTCGCCGGATAGGCGATATTAAAATTCGAAGTGTTCGGCATAGATCAGATCCATTCTCTCACTAAGTCGGTCCAGATAATCGACGCGTTCACGTCTTGCCAGGCGAGCGTCGACGTCACGTCGTCCCACGTTTCGGCCGGTCTGAGCAGAGTCCAGTCGGCCAGGTACAGGGTCCGCTCGAAGCGGGTCTGGCCGAGAACGTCGCTGATCCCCTGGACGACGTAGCGGGTCGGGAGCCCAGGGTACAGCTCGGGGATATCGACGATCGTCCCGACCTGTATCGAGCCGGTGATCGTATTCTGGCGGCTCGTGCTGAGAGTGTGGACGGGGATCGTTATCGCGGAGATCTGCCAGCCTGGGTCAGCGAAATTGGCGAGGGTGCGCTCGGCGATCAGGTCCGCGTCAGCTTCGTTCACGAGATAGGTCGAGATACTGCTCGAGTAGGTCCCGAAGTTATCCTGGTCGAGCGTGTCGTTATCGACGGCGGTCCCGCCGGTCCAGACGACTTCCGAGCTGTTTACCTTCTCGCCGATCGTCTTCGTCATGCTCCAGTCGTCGACGATTTCGTCGCCGGTGAGCACCACGGGCGCGGCCGGCCATGTCGAGGGTCGGAAATAGCTCTGGTCGTAAAGCGTGATTTGGCCGGAGAGCCCCTCGAATAGGAAGCTGTTCGGCGCGGAGCTGGCGAGCTCTGTTAGGACGGAGATCGGCGACGATCCAGGGCTGAGTAGCTCGATCTCTACCTGTTCGGTCGCGTTCGCGCTACAGACCAGACCTGGCGGGTTCAGGTTCGGATAAAGGTCGACGAGCTGATCGTTGTAAAGATCGACGAGTGTCGCATAGACGCTTCCCGTGAAGACGTACGTCGAGAGTGTTCCGCGGCCGAGCCGCGAAAGGCCGTCCGATACGGCGGTCACCTGTGCCAGGTCTTTATCGAAGCTGATATCGGTAATCCGGCCGCCGTACAGGTTATAGCCGGCCGGCGTGAAGTATTGGATTAGGACGAATTCGCCGAGGGTGAGCGTCGTCGGGTCGAAGGTTCCGGCGCTCGAGTCGTAGAGAATCTGGAAGCTGGCGCGATTCGACGATACGGCGGCTGTTATGTCCTGGCGGCCGCGGTCGATACGGACGCCTTCGATTACGACGTCCTCGATCTGAGTCGGCGACGTGAAGCCGAGGAGGACGTTTACAGTCATAACGCCGAGAGTGTTCCGAGCCGAGCCTGGTCCTGGTTCAGGATTCGGCGGATCTGTTGCGCGACGCCGGACGGGTCGAGCGCGCCGTTCACGTTTATTGTGATTCCGCCGACGCCGGCGTTACGGCCGGAAAGCGGCACGACTGCTTCAGGACCTGCTTCGCCGATCAGGGCCAGCGTCGGCGATCGGACGATTCCGCCTTCGGCGAGCATTGGGATCTTCGGGATATCAGGCGGGTTTATTGTCAGCGTCGGGCCTGGGCCTGGCGGGTCGATCTTGAATTCGAGCAGGTCGTTTATCTTCTGGATTATCTGCTCATTTATGAAGCTGATAATCGCGTTAGCGAACGATTTCCCGATTTCGAGGCCTTTCAGCGCGAGCCCCTTTATCGCGTCGACGAGCGCGTTTACCAGGCTCGCGCCGAGATCTTTCCCGAGGCCGGCGAGCGCCTTTATCAGGCTCGCGAACAGGCCAGGGAGAGCTTTCACGATATCCACCACAGCGCCGGCGAGTCCCTTTGCGAGCTTCGGAGCGAGCTCGACGACCCAGCCGATCAGAGCTTCGCCGAGCTTTAGCGCCTGCGCGCCGATCTTCGGGACGGCTTCGGTAACGATCCAGTCGGCGATCGCGACGAGAAGCTTCCCGAGCTCTTTCAGCATGGGGCCGATTCGGGGGCCGATCCAGTCGACGAGCGCGTCGCCGAGCGCGATCAGCTTCTCGACGAGTAGGGGAAGGCCTTCGTCTAGGATCCATGCGCCGAGCGCGGCGAGTAGTTCGCCGAGCTTCTTCAGCGCCGGCTTTATGCGGGGGCCGATCCAGTCGATCAGCGCCTGGCCGAGCTCTGCGAGCTTGTCGGCGAGGAGGGGAAGGCCGGTATTTATCAGCCAGCGACCCAGCGCGAGGATCAGATCTTTTACTTTCTCGAGCGCCGGCGGGAGCGCTTTCTTCAGCTCGTCGCCGGCCAGCCGGACGACGCCGGCGAAACCTTCTTTCCCGAAGACGTCGGCCACTTTCTCGACGACGGGGATCACCTTCTGGTTTAGGAAGTCGGCGATCTTTAGCGCGATCGGTAGAAGCTTCTCGCCGATCTCGGCGACGACGTTCGCGAGGCTGGCCTTCAGAATTCGCGACTGGTTCGCGAGGCCGTCCGACGTGCGCGCGAAGTCGCCCTGAGCGTCTGCTGTCTGCTTATAGATCGCGGCTTCGGCGGCGAGGATCTTCTGTTGTTGGGTCAGCGCGCCTTTCCCGTCGTAGATCCCGAGCGCGAGCGCCTCCTGTTTCAGGGTCGCGTCGTCGAGCAGGACGCCGAAACGGCGAAGCGGTTCAGATTCTCCTCGGAGCGCCGCGCCGATCGCGTCGATCGCCTCCTGCGGGGTCGCATTGTTAAAGCTTGCGAGATCGGACGCTAAGCCGGTGAAACCATTCGAGAAGTCGGCGAGATCGTCACCAGCGAGGCCGGCCGCCTTTCCGAAGGTTCCGAAGACGCCGGCGGCGTTTAGGACGTCCTGGCGGGACTGGCCGAACGATTTCGCGGCGGTGTCTGCGAACGCTTCGACGGAGGCCGAACCTTCGCCGAAGATCACGTCTACTTTCGCCTGCGATTCGGCGAGATCAGACGCGGCGTCGATCGCCTTATACGCTCCGACAGCTCCAGCGACGCCGATCCCAGCGACGAGCTTCGCGGCTTTCTTCGCGGCTTCGCCGACCTTCCCGAGCGCGGACGCCGCTCTTCCTCCGAAGCTGTCGAGATCGGACTCAGCCTGGCGGACGCCTTTATCGTTCCAGGTGGAAACTATGGGTGCGATAACAGCCATTAGGCGAGCTCCTTCGAGACTATCTTCGCATAGTTCGCGAAGGATTCCTCGATCCCGCGCTCGATATCGTCGACGTGCTTCTCGACGATCGGCCAGACGGAACGCGACGCGCGGCCGTGCTCTTTCGTCAGCTTTGCGATCATGGCGCGACCCTGTTCTGTGCGGCCTCGAGAGCGTCGGCCGGCGGTGTCGTAGATAATCGCCGCGAGGTGGCGGGATCGGACGCGAAGCACAGGCCACGAATCGACAGGCGAATTCTTCGGCCGCGATCCTCGGAATTGGAGCTGTACCTTGTAACGCGCCGAGCTCGGCCGGTAGCCGGTGCGGCCTTTCTTCGACCAGCCAGGGATCGGCGGACCTGTAGGGAGGCCAGCCTTTATTTCGGCGAGCATTGGCTGTGCGTAGCTCTTTATCTCGTCGGGGACGCGCTTCCGAAGCTCGGGGTCGATCTGTTTCAGAGCGCGCAGGGTCGCGCTGACGTTCTGAATTTCGCCGTCGATCTTTAGCCGGCTCACTTGCGCCTATTCCTTTCCTGTAGCACCTCGACCAGGGTCAGCAACATTGTGCCGTCCTGGCTGAGCTCCCGCGGCGGTATCCCTGTTTCCGCGGCCACCTCGGCGACTAATCGGCCGAGGGAGCCGCGTTCGTAGGGGTTGCGCTATCTCCGGCCAGCTCGAGGGAAGTCACAGTCTGAGCGAACAGGTCGAACGTCGGCGGTAATCCTTCGTGCTTCTTCAGCTTCAGACACTCGTAAGCCATGTATGCCATGTCTTCGAGGCCGAGGCCTTCAGCTGATACTCGGGATACCTTCGTCTTGTAGCGGCGCTCCCAGAGCATGATTACCCAGGGGAGCGCCTTCAGCTCGTGCGTCTCGCCGTTCGCGACGACTCGGAGATTCAGCTCCACGTCAGAACGTGAACGTGACGTCGCCGTCGACCTGGAATTCCAGATCCATTTCGAGCGCCGCGTCAGCCGCGCCGCCGACGTTCGGATAGGTCGGAACGATGTCGCCGGTCGCGGTTCCGCCACCTGAGAGAGCGAGCTCGAAGGGGATCGACGTACCTGCGGCGGCGGCGGTCACCATCGCCTCGGCGAAGCTGGTCGCCTCGCCCCAGTCCTGGAAAGCGCGCACGGTGAGCGCCCACGTCACAGGCTGAGCCTTCGCGGCCGAGCTGGACAGCGTGATGTATTGGTCGACAGTCTGGGACGGGGTGAGCGTCACCTCGGCTGTCTGAACGCTCACGTCGACGCTGTTGATTTCCAGCGTGAGAGAGCGGCCGGTTTGGACTACTGCGGGCATGGGTTTATCTCCTCATGGTTATTTGGACGGTGAGCTGGTAGCTCGGGAGCTCCTGGCCGCCAGTCGTAAAGACGCCTGGTGACCCTGAGAGGGTTAGGACTTCGGGAAGCTCGGCGACCTGATCGGCCAGGTCGAGGAGCTTCTTCGTCGCGTCGCGGTTCCCTGGCGGGGGTGCGACGCAGATCACGGGGAATTCGCAGACGATCAGGCTCGCGGATCTGGCGGTGATCGTCGGCGGCTCGACGAGCACAGCCGGCGGTCGCAGGTTTCGCGGGTCGTCAATTACTGGCAGATTGCCGGCTTCGAGATAGCCGACGAGCGCGTCGAGCGCGTCGTTTAGCAGTCCCATTACGCGAACCTCGGACGATTACAGCCGAGCTTCGTCAGGATCTGGCCGAGGCCTCCGCCGATCAGCGCCGGCGTCGGGATCGCGTCGAAGCTCTGAAAGCTTTCTACGCTTCCGCGTTCGCGGTATTCCTGCGCGGCTTTCATGATCGTGCCGGCTTTCACGGACGGGTTCGGGACGATGTTCGGGAGATCGGCGTAGCCGCATTTCCGACGGCGTTCGAAGCACCATTCGTTCCCAGAGTCGACGGCGACGGCGAGCCAGTCTTCGTCTAGCTGGGTCGCAGGGTCGACGCCGAGGAAGCCGAGCACGTCCTGGTCGTCGACCCATTGGACGACGACGTTCAGCTGGCCGTAAACGTCCGCGGCGGCGTGGTTTTGGTTTCCCTGGGTGAAGGTGATCTCGAGATCCTCGTCGTCGACTGTTGCGATCGTATGCGTTCCGTCGTAGTTCTGGCCGACGCCGGCGACGCTGATCTGGTAGCCGACGCGAAGGTCGTCGACGTCGGAGAGGGTGAGGGTATGGACGCCGGCCACGGCGACGGCGTGCGTTACTGTCTTCGTGAGCGCCATACTCTCCTCACCTCCTCCTTAGTCGTCAGCGATCGCAGGGGGACAGGATCAGACGACGAACTTCACGAAAGCGCCGCTGTCGATCACCAGACTGGCGAAATAGCCGCGCACGGCCAGGCGGACGCTCGCATTGGCCGGCTGATCGGCTCGGATCGTTCCCTTGTTCTGTTCGAAGAGCTCGATCCCTTGCGGGTTTCCGACGACCATCGAGCCGGCCGCGAAACGGTTCGAAACGACGAACGTCAGGCCGAGGCCGGCGACGGTGAAGGAGCCAGGATTCATGGTTCCGGCGGCGTTCGAGGGTCCGACGGACGGAAGGATTCGGTCGCCGTTGGCGGCCTTCGCCTTTCCGAGATCGGCCCAGCGGTCCGGCGAGAGGAAGACGTGAGTCGGGAGCTCGTCGGTCGCGTCGGAGATCGTGGCGGCCGCGTCGTAGAGCGCGTCGAGGATCTCGTCGCCGTCGGTGAAGTCGGCGATCGTGTCGGTCACGGTCGCGCCGGAGATCAGCGCGGCGCAGGCGAGGGTTTCGGTCCGCTTCGCGTAGATCTTCGTCATGTCGCGCAGGACCAGGTTCACCATCGAAGGCTCGGACCAGTCGATCACCTGCTCGGACAAGTCGATGAAGCCTCCCACGAGCTGGTTCGTCACGGTGAGCTTCGAGATCTCGAGCGCCTGGCTGGCCAGGTCGTCGAATTCGGCGGCCTGAACGTCGACGTCGACGTGCTGGGTGATCTTGCGGCGATACCAGACTTCGGTCGACGGTGCGGCGTACACGCCCACAGCTGACACGAAAGGCCTGGCGGGGCTGAGCGAATCGTACACGTCGCGGATCAGGGGGTCGGGAAGGATTCCTGGAACGTCGCCAGTACCGTTCTCGGCGGCGGCGATCGGGTTCAGGTTTCCAGTCACCACGGCGGACAGGTACTCGGCCGCGGTGAGCTTCTTCGGTGCGGCCGCGTACAGCGGCGCGCTGGGGACCGTCGCCTCGACGGCGGGGGTTTCGGTGGGCATTTCTTCCTCCTCGGAGGGGTTGGTGGGTTGGGTTGGGTTCTCCTCCTCGACTGGGAGGGGATCAGGTTCGGAAGCGGCGACGCTGTGGACGCGCGCCTCCTGGAAAGCGCCATACGGGACCAGCGACACTTCGCGCCAGCGCGCTTTCGTGACGACCAGAACGCCGTCGGCGTCATATTCGCCGTCTTCGACGTCGAGGCCGACGCTCAGGCCGTCGAGAACGCCGTCGGCGGCGAGTGTGAGCGCCTGATCGCCGAGCGGCGTCTGGGAGATCTTCAGCGCTACGAGAACGCCGTCGGCGGACGGTACTCGCTGAGCGGCGACGCCGATCGCCTGAGTCTGATCGTGATACAGGTAAACCTTCGGAGCAGGCCCGTCGATCGGAAGAGAGCCAGGCGCGAGCCGGAACGTCGTCCCGCCGCTCTCAGTCGTCGTCACGTTGTAGGGTGCGGCCAGTCCGACGATCTCGCGCGATGGCTGATCGTCTTCGGCGGCGGAGATCGCGATCCCGTGGAAGGAAGCGCGGAGCTGTTGGGGGATCATGCGGGGGTCTCCTGTGCGGCCTGTTGAGCAGATTCGCGGTCGAGCATTTCGGACGACCAGGCGGAGCGGTCGAGCTTTATCACGCGGCCGCGCGGGGTCACAGCGTCCGAGCTGAGCGTCTGCTCGATCGTTTCGATAAACGGGAGCGCGTCCTGGGCGAGCTGTTGGCGCGCCTGTTCGGCGTTCTGGTATGTCATGCCGGAGCCGGTGGGAGCGCCGACCAGAAAGGGGCTCACGTTCACGAGTCGCGCGAGCTCGAGCGCCTGGTGCTGGCGCGCTTCGGTCAGCTGAAGCTTCGACGGGTCCATGCTGGATTCGTTCCACTTCCAGCCGCGGCCGAGCGCGGCGATCGCGTTCAGGTCGCGGAGCTCTTGCCAGCGGTTCGCGGCGTCGTCGAGATATTCGTCGTCGAGCATATCGCCTTCGGTCTGCTCGAGCCAGCCGGCGGCGACAGTCGTCGACGAGAAACGCCAGGCGGCGGTATCGAGTCGTTCAGCTGTTCGGATCGCGCGGCCGCCGATCGCGAGAAGCGGAGCCATAGGCGAATAGAACACGATCACGTCGCGGTTCGGGACTGGCTGGCCGTTGTAGGTCAGCGAATAGTCGCCGAGCGGGACGTTTCCGTGAAACGACGACGCGACCATGCTTACCATAGACGCGGGAAGCTGAACGAATTCGGCCGGGAAGCCGACTGGCCGGTCGCCGTTCGCGGCGTAACGCTTCGAAACGTACCAGTAGCCTTTACCGTGAAACAGGAGATCGTCGACGAGCCAGCTGATCGAATGGGTTCGCGTGGTGCGCGAATCCGGCCGAAGCATCCACGGCTCCGGCGGGAGCGGGATCTCCTCGAGCATTTCACCATTCCAGGCGGTCCCGTATTGGCGGATCGGGAGCGAGCTCACGAGCGAACAGATCAGGTCACGGCCGCGCGAGATCGTGGGGAGAGACATAGCGCGCTCGCGGGTCGCCCCGACGAAGGAAGCCTCGAGCGCGCTAGTCGTCCCTCCGCCGAGCGTCGGAGCCTGAGCTCCGTAGCCGGCGCGAATGGTCGCGTCTGTCGATCGTGAGAAGAGTCCCATTTCGAGCCCATTATGCGGCGCGGCTGTAGCAGATTCTCGTCACGGACGAAGATAGAGAATCAGGGACCTATCTCGGCCTCGGCCGGCGGGATCCTCCGATCGAAGGCTTCGCCGTCCAGGTGGCCTTCGAGCTGAGCGCGATCGCCCATACAGCACAGCGCGCGAGCTCGATCGGTCCAGGGGAACGCTGAGAGGAGAGCGCGACGCCGGCCTGAGTCTTTCCGGCGACGGCGCGCGCCATATGTTCCGCGAGCGTCTTATCGCGGTCGCCGAGGTGTAGGACGCGACCCTCCGCGACGATCATCCCGTGGACGAGGCTCGTCCATTTCAGGAGCTCGCCGTAGCCGACGTTCGTCTTCCTGTGCGCATATCTGGGCGGGAGGTGGATCTCGAGGCTCTGCGGGAGCGCGAGCGTCGCCGTCGGCGGGAGCTTCTCCTCGACGGCCGCCCACATTTCCGATTCAGTCTTCACGGCGAAAGCTGTCTGGACGACGACCTTCCCGCCTGGGAGCGGGTGCGCGAGCAGGCCGACGTAACGGCTTCCGTCCTGACTGTGCTCGAGCGCGAGGATCGTCGCCGGCGGGAGCTCGTCGCCGGTGTAGACGAGTTTCTCCCAGACGCCAGGCTCGAGCCAGCTCTGGTCCGACGCGACCCATAGGTTCAGCGACGCGCGTAGGAAGGCTGAACGGTTCGGGCTCTGGGATTCGGCGATCAGAGTCTCGAGCTCGAGAGTATGGCCGATCGCGGGGTTCGCGTAGCGCCAGTTCTCGGGATCTGTCAGGTCACAGCCAGGCGGCGGCGAATAGGACGCGAAGTACAGCTGTCCGCCTCCGCCGGCGTCGACGAGCCTGATCCCCTGTTCCCGCCAGCGAAGGAGGAGCGTCGACCCTTCGGTTCCGGCCGTCGACCACATCGAAAGGAGGGGACTCTTCCTGGCGCGCTGTGCGGGAAGTAGTCCCTGCTCGATCGCCTCCTCGGACAGATCCCAGGCTTCGTCCGCGAAGACTAGATCGGGGCTTCGGCCGTGCCCGGCGGACGGCGTGGCGGCGCGAACATACCAGCGGCTCCCGTCTGGCATTTCGAGCTCGTTCCGGCCGTAGGACCATTTCGCCTTCGCGCCGAATTTCTCCTCGAGGATCGGAGCCAGGTCCTGAAACATAGCGACAGCCAGGTCGAGCGCGTGAGCTGTCGAGATCACAGTCTGCTTCTCACCGCGTATCTGGGGCATGAGTACCAGCCAGCCGAGGAGGAGCGCGCGGCCGCAGGTGCTCTTCCCGTTCTGGCGCGCCACCTCGACGAGACTCTGCCGGTGTAGCAGTTTCCCGTTCTCGTCATGCGCCAGCTGGCCCCACAGGACGCGCTTCTGCCAGGGCATGAGCGGCGGAAAGCCGAGCCGCTCGTACAGCTCGACGAACTGGGGCCCGTATGACTGGACCCCCAGTACCGGCGTTTCCAGTCTCGGGAGGATCTCGCCGGCTTCGGCCGGCTTCGTGGCCGATCCCTTCGATCCAGCTCTGGGCTTCTTCGATTTCGGGGAGATACGGAGAAG